AGTAAAGGCAAAAGCAGTAAAGGCAAAAGAAGCAAAACCGGTAAAAGAAGAATAAAACAATAATTTTATAAATTGATTTAAAATTAATCTTATTAATTTTATTAAATAACTAATTTATGAAAAGGTTGAATGATTTAAATTCACTAACTGATATCATTACTACATTTAAGGTAAAGAAACTAGACAATAAAAATATAGAAGACTTTAAAGAAACGATACTATTTTTCATTGATGATTATATTAAAAGCAACTTTCGTGATTACGAAAAAGAAAAGTTTTTCGAAATTGTACGGGATAATATTGATATTATTATAACAAACACTTACTGTGAAGAAATAATAAACCAGTTACCTTTGGATTTCGATATTATTATAAATGAATGTTTAGATTTATACTTTTTATTAAATGATACACCACGTTCATTCAAGAAAACAATTATATTGAAAAAACCCGATATAAAACATATTGAATATATTTTAGAAAAAGTAAAAAGTAAAGAACAACCTGAACAAAGAACAGACGCATGGTTTGATTTCAGACATAATTTATTGACCGCCAGTTCCATAGGACACGCCATTGGTAGCGAAGCAGAAGTAAATTCGATAATATATGGAAAATGCAAACCAATAGATAAAAACAAATTTTCAGGAACAAACATCGATAGTGCTTTTCATAATGGCCACAAATATGAACCACTATCCACAATGATATATGAAAATTGGTATAATACAACAATTGGTGAATTTGGGTGTATAAAACATGACACACATGATTTCATAGGTGCTTCACCAGATGGTATAAATATAGAACCAAACAACGAAAGATATGGTCGATTATTGGAAATAAAAAACCCATGTTCTGATAGAAAATTAGACGGTAATCCAAAAAAAATATATTGGATTCAGATGCAAATACAAATGGAAGTTTGGGATTTAGATGAATGCGATTTCTTCGAAACAAGGTTTAAAGAATATTCCGAAGCAGAATTTAACGCTGATGGAACTTTTACCGAAACAAAAGATGGTAAAATGAAAGGCGTTATTATCCATTTTCAAGGAAAAGAACCCATCTATAAATATGCCCCAATTGGACTAAATGAAGATGAATTTGATTTGTGGTATGGAAAACAAATGGATGAAAAACCAGACGAATTAAATTGGATTAAAAATATTTATTGGTATATGGATAATTATTCATGTGCGCTTGTTGTCAGAAATAGACAATGGTTTAATACAGTTGTTCCATTATTTAAAAATGTATGGGAAACTATTTTGAAAGAAAGAATAACCGGTTACGAACATCGAAAACCAAAAAAAAAAACTGTTAAAACCAAAGTACATCATGTAATAACTATTAAAACCGAAGAAAAAGGTAAAAAAGTAAAAAGAACTATTATAAAAGTTGATATTTAAACAATCTTAAACAAATATTCATACTTTTATTAGTATGAATATTTCTAATTTTTTATTACCATTATATTTTCCATATTTATATTTTATAACAGGATATATTGATTATTGGAAAAATAAAGATAACTATCATAATTACAAAAATTTAAAAAAAAGATTTGATTTATTATTTTTGAATATCTTTATTTATATCCCATTATCATTGGAAATATTATTTTATATAAAACCAGTAACATCTTATTATGACACAGTTAATAAAGAAATATCAATTATTTTATTAAATATTATTTTCAGTGAAATTTGGTTTTATATTTTACATAGAATATGTCACAAACCCTTTTTTTATAAATATATACATAAAATCCACCATTTAGATAATAACCCAGTTGGTATATTATCTTTTCATTCACACCCATTCGAAGTCGTTGTTATTAATTTGGGTTCGATATATATAATTCATTATAATTTTCATATGAGTTTATTACAACATTTTCTTGTTTTTTCTTATTTAATTTTGAATTCTATATTATATTCACATTCTAAAGAATACGGTGATGTAAAACATCGCCTTCACCATAAACTATTAAACTGTAATTTTGGACTAGATGTTTTCATGGATAAATTATTTTCAACGGAAAAAAAATCATTTGCCTAATTTTGAACAAAAGAACCCAACGCGTCTACAACCAAATCCGGGCAAACAATTTTCAGTCTTTACTTTAACTTTTTCTGTTTCCATATATAATGCTTTACATATTCCACCATCATATGCTTTACCGTCACACGGTATTGATGGGTATTTATTATTCGTTTTCTGTTTATATGAACTTAAGTTATCTATTTCACCTTCCCTTGTAAAATTTGTTCCAATTTTTGCGTTTTTATCTGGATTTGATGAAAAATGATTTAATAAAGGGGTTTTATACGCTTCATCTAAACTTAAATGTACCGCATTCCCAAAAGCTTCTTTTTCTTTTATTAAAATAAAGGTAATTCCTAAAAATATTAATATTAGTAAAAAACTATTTAATCTATTTACTCTAGTGCTCATATTTATACTATAAATACATATTTATATTTGTTATCATTGCGAAAAAAATATTAATATTTTTCACAATGATTTAAAAAATATCCAGACTATTTTATCAAATGGAAATGAAAAAAAATGAAGACTATGTTATGAAACGTTCAGGAAAAAAAGAAGTTATTTCATTTGATAAAATCCTGAATAGAATTAAAAAATTGGGCAATGATGGTAAACTCGATGTTAATTATACCTCATTATCTGTTAAAATCATCGACCGACTTTACCCAAATATACCAACAACTCTTATTGATGAATTAACAGCGCAACAATGTGCTTCTTTGTCAACAATAAACCCAGATTACGGTATTTTAGCAAGCAGAGTCTTAATTTCAAATCATCATAAAAACACAGAAACTAATTTTTTCAAAATAACAAAACAACTTTTCACATTCAAAGACGTTAATGGTGTAAATCACCCACTTATTTCAAAAAAATATTTCGCAGTAATTAGAAATAATAAAAGTATCATCCAGGGATGGTTTGATTATGAACGAGATTATTTATTTGATTATTTTGGTTTCAAAACGTTGGAAAGAGCATATCTTATGAAAATTAATGGTGTAATCGTCGAAAGACCACAACATATGTGGATGCGAGTTTCCATCGGAATCCACGGCAACGATTTAAAAAAGGCAAAAGAAACATACGATTTCATGAGTCAAAAATATTTCACACACGCAACACCCACGTTGTTCAACGCCGGTACACCTCGTTCACAATTATCTAGTTGCTATTTACTTGGTATGGAATCCGACAGTATTACCGGGATTTACAATACGTTATCAGATTGTGCAAACATTTCAAAATGGGCAGGGGGTATTGGAATGCATATCCATAACGTACGAGCATCTGGTTCCCATATTAGAGGTACAAATGGTACTTCAAACGGTATTGTTCCAATGCTTCGCGTTTTCAACAGTACAGCTAGGTATTGTGACCAGGGTGGTGGTAAAAGAAAAGGGTCGTTTGCTATTTATATCGAACCATGGCATGGTGACATTGAATCATTTTTAGATATGAAAAAGAATCACGGAGACGAAGAAATGAGAGCCAGAGACTTGTTTTATGCAATGTGGATTCCAGACCTTTTCATGGAAAGGGTACTGGCAAATGAAAAATGGACGTTGATGTGTCCAGACCATTGTCCAGGTTTATGTAACGTGTATGGTGAAGAATTTAAAACATTATATGAAACATATGAAAAAGAAGGTAAGGGAATTAAAACATTGGATGCTCGTAAAATTTGGCTTAAAATATTAGATAGTCAAATGGAAACCGGTACACCATATATGTTATATAAAGACCAAGCCAATAAAAAAACAAATCAAAAAAACATTGGCACCATAAAGAGCAGTAATTTATGTTGCGAAATTTTAGAATACTCCGATAGTAATGAAACAGCTGTTTGTAATTTGGCCAGCATTGGTTTGGCGAAATTTGTAAAAAAACCATCTCCTGAATTATTTCCAGAAAAAATTAAAATTTATTCCAAAACAGACTGTAATTGGTGTAAAAGAGCCAAAACATTTTTAACAAAACATAACTTTGAATTTGAAGAAATTAATTTAGATGACGACGTAAAAAGAAAAGAATTTTACAAGAAAATAAATGAAACTGGAATAGGAAATGAAATTAATACTGTCCCTCAAATTTTCATAAATGATAAAAGAATTGGTGGTTTTGATGCTCTATTAAAAACATTAAAACCATCATACGATTTTGAATTATTACATAAAATTACTAAAATTATAACACATAATTTAAATAAAGTAATTGATATTAATTTTTACCCAACAAAAAAAACAGAAGTATCCAACAAAAAACATAGACCAGTTGGTATCGGTGTACAAGGTTTAGCAGATACATTCGCATTGATGAACATGCCATTCATTTGCGAAGAATCAAAAAAATTAAATAAACTGATTTTCGAAACTATTTATCACGCAGCGTTAGAAGCAAGTGTCGATATTGCAATTGAAGACAACCCGTATTCGACATTTGAAGGGTCACCAGCATCAAAGGGTATTTTACAATTCGATATGTGGGATATTACACCGAGTGATAAATATAATTGGAAACAATTAAAAAAAAATATAAAAAAATATGGATTAAGAAATTCATTACTGGTTGCTCCAATGCCAACTGCATCCACGTCTCAAATTCTAGGGAATAATGAATGTTTTGAACCATTTACTAGCAATATATATGTTAGAAGAACGTTGGCCGGAGAATTCATTGTTGTGAATAAATATTTGATTCGGGAATTAATTGAAAATTATAAATGGGACGAAGAAGTAAAAAATAGTATTATTAAAAATGGAGGTTCCATACAACATTTAAAATTACCAAAATATATTTTAGAAAAATATAAAACGGTATGGGAAATTTCAATGAAAGATATAATTGATATGTCCGCGGATAGAGGTGCTTATATTTGTCAAAGTCAAAGTTTAAATTTATGGATGAAAGAACCGTCATATGATAAATTAACTTCAATGCATGTTTATGCATGGAAGAAAGGATTGAAAACCGGGTTGTATTATTTGCGTACTGAAGCGAAAGCAGCACCACAACAGTTTACCATTGAGCCAGTAAAGGTAGATGAATTGGATGATGAAATTTGCGATATGTGTTCTGGTTAACATACTAATTTTTTTAATATACTCATTTGTTCCATTTCTCCCTCGTCGAAGTTATCTAATTTAAAAGTTTCTATAATATCGTCAACCATACTATATTTTAAAATTGTATCTATTTTTTTCGTTATTAATTTGATAATAATTATATTTTCTAAAAAATTTACACAATCCAATAATGTAAACAAATTTTCAATCGTGAAATCAGTCGTTATTTTTAAATAATCATTTACGGTATTATCTTCGAAACAATCCAAATTATCTACAAATTCTTCTGTAATATTCTTACTAATAATTACCATTGATAATCTTTTTATATAAAATAAATTATCAACATTGACTTTTGGTAACTGCACCTCATACCTTTTCTCAAAATTTTCACCCAAACACATTGTTTTTAATAATACCGAATGTTTTATTTCATCTTCTGTAAAATCAATTGATTTGTTATCTACTGATATTACCTTTATCATATAAAAAAATATATTAAACCATATTTAATATATTTTTATTTATTTTATTTATATTTTTTCCCCAATCTGTTAAAATCATTTATTAATTTTTTATAAAATTTATGTTCTTTACCATAGTTTTTTTCAATCATTTCATATATTGGGTTTGTATCATTTCCATTACATTTCTTACAAATCCAAAATAAATTATCATCCTTACACCCACCACCATTACTATATGCGATAATATGTCCCAGATGGGCACTAAATGGAGAAATAAATTTTTCGCAAATACACCTAACTTTTGCTTCATTGTCAAATTGTTTTATCCATAAATTTTCTTTTCTTATAGTAGAAATATTTTCTCTTTTTAAGGTGTCGATTACTGGTTCGGGTGGTTTCGGTTTTCTCCTTTTCCCTTTATATGATGTAATAAAATCTACCATTTCATCTAATTCCCAATCATTTTTATTTGTAATACCATTTTCTCCAAAACGTTTATCTTTCAAATCCCATTTCCCATGGGCGTATTTCTTAATTAAATACTTATACAATGGTTCTACGAAATTAAGTAATAATTTTTTTACCATTTTATCTTCTGGGTTTTCCAAATTGGGGATATCTTTATTGCTAGTAACACCAAATTTTTTATATTGCGAATTGTCTTCAATGCAAAAAGATACTCTTGGGTTAAGTTGTCCTGATACTTTAAATAAATGTTGTGACATTAATCTTTTATCAAAAATAGTTCTTGATATACCCAAGATACAACGTTTTGTTTCAACAACTGGAACTTTTAAATCTGTAATGTTGTCTATTTCTAATTCTTTTTGTTGGATTTTAGCATCTTCAACACTAATTAATGCTACTTTTATAGTTATTTTATCATCAAATTTAATATCTTCTGCTTCTTTTTTATTTATTAAAATCAAAGATGTTTCGCTTTTATTACAAAATAAAAATTCATCGTCTGTTATTTTTATATATAACTTTCCTTTATTTCCATTATATTTTATTTTTATTGGAAATTTAATGACACTATATTTTTTTGGAACATAGCATTTTGTTTTTATTTCAAATTTATTATTATTAAATATATAAGTTGGTGTAAATTCTTTCCTTTTATACTTCAATGAATTATTATATTTTTTCATAGACTCCGGTGTTATAGGGCAATTTTCTTCCCAAATTTGTTGTTGAATTGTACCACGAGAACCATTTTTTATTTTCAAAATTTCTTCATTTATCATGGTACCTGTTTTTGTTGAAAGTTCGTCCCAATTAATTCTTTTTTCAAAGGGGATGTCATCGCTATCTCTTTTGTTTGTTACATAAAATCTAGCAATTAAAGCATTTAAACTACTAAACATCTCACCCGCTTTTAAACCTTCTTCTACTTTTTCAACCATTTTTTTTGGATATAAATATAAACCATTCGCTTTTAATTGACTACCCCTCGAAATAATTATATCAGTATCCGCTTTTAATGAAAATGTAGAATTAAACATACCCTGGTGAAAATGACCAATTTTTTCTTTTTTTGTTGTTGAATTACTTGCGTCAATAAAAACATCTACATTATTCATACCACGACCATTGTCTAATCTAGTAATAATTACTTTACCTTCTTCCCTTTCAATATGGGTAATAATAATCGGTTTATAACCATTAGATACTTTGGTTTCACCTCTTGGTTCGCCCATTTCTTCAATATATGATAAAATGGCATCTTCTTGATTATCCATATATTCTTTATTGGAAGATAAATTATCAGTATTCACATTGGTGTGAATTCTATGAGCCAATGTACTTGAACCAATTGTATTTGTAGCCATTTTTTTATTTTCATATTTAAAACATATAAAAAATAATATCAATTTAATTACATGTAAAAAAATTGTGTAAAATATCACACGTTGGGTAAGGAATATTTGCACAAAAATATATTATACCTTACACAAAATATCATTATACATGTATTTAAAATCTTTATTTACCTGCCATTCTTTATCTGAAAAATCATTATATTCAATTGGGTCATTATTATAATATAATTTACAAAAACAACGGAAACATACAAAGACATCTATTAATGAATTATGGAGGTTATTTGGTACTGAATTAAATAAATGTTCATGTAAATTTACTAATTTCATCCATTTATTTTTTATTTTTCTACTTCGTTTCATCGTACAATACTTCATATTATTAAAATCATCAAAGATATTATAATCCAACCAACGTAAGGACTCAACGCTAATAATATTTTCATCAAAATCAATGTTATGAGCAACTATGATTTGACTTTCCATTAAATCATTTTTAAATTTATTTAAAATAGTGATAATGTTTTCACCCTTTTCATTCATTATTTCATCAGTGATACCGTGGATTTTGGTGGATTCCTTCGGTATACTTTTACCAGGTTGCAACTTAATAATATGGTCGTTTATTGAAATTATTTTACCATTTGTTACATTGAACATCATCCAACTTATTTGGACAATTTCAGGCCAATTACCAAATTCAAATAATTCGGCTTTGCGTTTTTTAGGTAATCCAGTTGTTTCAACATCGAAAATTAAAACTAACATATTTTTTTATATAATAAAAAATATATTAAGATGAAATATTATTCAATTTATTTATTGATTTTAAATTCAGGCAACATTAAATAAATTTTATCATCTACATTGCAAATATTAAATGTTAACTCTGACATCCCTTTACTACACATTAAATTTATTCGGTCTTTTTCTTTTATTTTTTTATTTTTAAAAGCCACATGATATTCATTTATAAAATCTTTATGTAAAACAAAATTGAAATATGCTGTGCATGTTTGAGTCGGTTTTTCATTTGTATATGGTGTTCCGCCAGCAAATCTATTTAAATCTGATTCAACTTCTTTTGTGGAAAACGTTGAAACCAATAACATAAAATGTATATCGTTTTCGCATTTAAATTCGTCGTTTAAAGAAGATAATTTATAGGTAAACCATAAATCTTGCAAATATAAACCACATACTTCATTTATTGTTCTATTGCAAATAACAAATGATTTATTAAGAACTTTCCAAGATAAATCCGTTTTTGTATCAAACATCGCGAGATAAAATTTTACCATTTGTTTTATATATTTTTAAATATAAACATATAAAAAAATATCAATTTTAATTATTGTTTTTAAATTTTTTATTAAATAACTTGTATCCCTATCGAATTATAATTAATTCCCATACCATTATGATTACCGCATTTTATAAATACAGTTCCTGTTGCTTGTGGTGTAAAGATAACTTTTGCCCCAGCTGTTCCCGCTGTCCCAACAGTTGATTGATTGGGGTATAGCGTTGAACCATTCAAAGTGGTTACAAGTTGAAGAGGGTGAC